TTTGGATCATCAAGGAACTTATAATTATCTGTATCAAATATCTTTTGCAGTTTTCTTAATTGAGTTTCATATTGTTTGATAGTATTATCTTTTAGATTTGGACGGAGTTCCTTAATCTTTTCTTTAACTTCACTCATGCTTTTATATATAAGATAAGATTATTATTTTTAAATAAACTTAAATAAAAAAAGATTAATTATTATATAAAGATTATTTGATATACTAATATATAGAAAATACAAAGATGAGTTCAATTACAGAAATTAAGCAATTAAAAGAAGAAAATGAAAAACTAAAAAAACTAATTGAAGAATATAAAAAGAGTGATATTCACTTGAATAAATGTATTGATGCAATAAGAGATCAATATTTATATAAAAAATATATGTTGGAACATTATGATAGTTTAGCAACTGATAATTTATCCTTTGAAGATTGGAAGGAAACACTTTAATCAAATGAGATAGTTATTTGTTTTTTTTTTATAAAAAACTTTATTATATTATTATATCTATATATAATATAAAATGGCTCGAATTAAAAAAGGTGAGATGACACTTTTGGAAATTAAAAATCTTGTAAGACAACATAATAAATTAACTGCTATATCATTAACTAAAAAATCAAGAGCAGATTTGATAGAAGAAATTGAAAATATGGGATATGTATTAAATCATAAAAATAAATCTATTGTTAAAAAGAGAGTTAGGAAAAATAATAAAGTTCTTAAAGTCGGTGATCAAGGTGATAGTGCTTCACAGAGAAAAAAGAAAGAGAAACAGAAAAAGAAAGATATGTTAAAGAAAGGAGGTTCTGCCCCTGTATATGTTAAAGATAGAGGAGAAGATGAAATCTAATCAAATGAGATAGTTATTTGTTTTTTTATAACTTTAAAATTATTCTTTTTTTTTGCTTTATTAATACATTCAAAATTATTAATGTAATAACTTTCTCTTGCTTCTAATTCCTTTCTTGAAGAACATGGAAAAGCCTCTACTAAATCCATAGTATAATCATTATTGCATATAATTATACTTGAAGTTCGAACATTTCCTTCTTTTTCTCTCCTCTTATAATCATATCTGTGATCACTTAATCTTCTATTTAAGGGTTTTTGAGTTGAGCCATAATAAACATTTCCATTTGTATTATCTGTAATCTTATAGATTTTTCCATTCTCATATTTATTCGGTTGTTGTTCCATAGTATAACTAATATTTTATTTTTTAAATAATAATTAAACTTACTTTATTTTCATGAACAAATAATCTGTATCAGGGATTTTATTGTATTTTACAAGAGCTACATAGCAACTTAAAAACATTAAAAAATCACTCGCCCTAACCTTCTCACATCTATCGACTTGCTTTGCAATTCCATCACAAAATAATTGAAATACTTTTACTTGTAATTTCCAATCTTTTCCATTCTTAAATCCATCCATGATCATAGGCTTACTCATTCTTGAATATAACTCTTCTATATTATCTCCTTGACATTTATATTTTCCAATTCTTAAATCTTTGTAATAACAATAAAAATTATACATCTTATATTATTTTATTATCTATACTTTAAATAATAAAGATAGTCATTATCATTCATGAATAGTCATCTTGACCCCCAAAATAGTCATCTTCAACTCAAATATAGTCATCTTCAAAATCAAGATGACTATGACGGAGAATATTATTTTAATATATTTCACATATATTTACTACTACTTACTATATATACATTATATATTATTTATGTATAATATTATGTTATATTATGAATAGTCATTATAGTCATCTTAAAACAGGTTTGAAAAATAAATATTCATTCCCATTTTTATAAGAGTTTTGACACCTACTATAATGACTATAATGACTATTCACCATAGATAATGGAATGACCAATAATTAGCTGTATCTTTCATTTTATATGTAAGTTGTCCCTGTTTATTTTTAATCCCAGAAGCTCTCGCCCTATATGATTTTCTCTGTTCTTTTGTTGCAGTTTTACTCCTCCAATCAGGCATTCCCTTATAACCAAATCCTATCTTCTTAAAACCTTTTTTTGTAGGTGCTTTTACATAAACCCAGTATTTATATCTACTTTTTGTTGTATTCTTCCAAGGCTTATATAATATAGCTTTTCCATCTTTATCCAGAGGCATTATAATAATATATATATTTTATTTTCCAACCATCTTTTTTGCTTTATTATGAGCTGTTGTAAATGATGATCCATTCATCATTTCTTTCTTCATAAAATCCATGTGTTTTTTAGTATGATGAACTTTATGTTTTTTCAACATATCTTTTTGTTTATCAGTTAATTCTTTTTTAGTTGTTCCTGATTTAACTAAATGCACTTTATCTATTTTATAAGCTTTCGATGAAGGATTAATACTTGCATAAAGACGAGCCATGCCCCAAGCATCAGCACTTTTTATATGAGGTCTTACTGATTGTGGATTTGTTTTAAAAGCACCAACTCCTTTATTAAATATAGTTTGCAATCCTTTTTTATCATATCCAGTTAATCTTGAAATCTCCAATATACTATTTGATTTATTTAGAGGTTGATTATATTTCCTGTTAAACTTCATCTTATATGTTTGAACCATTATACTATGGAACATAAAAAAAACACAAATTAAAAATTGTAAATTACAACATTAGACATTAAAGACTTCAAGGAAGCCATCTTGGAGACGAGCAATACGGAGATATTCACAAAAGGATCTCATTACATTAACATTATCTTTCAAATCATTAGCTTTTACATGAACTTCAATACCACGACTGCCCACCCTACCACCAGTAAGGCGAGTAGATTGATAAAAGAAATTACCCTCTAAACCTGTATTCTGGGCTCTTGCTTCATAAGTTCCAGTAGTAATAATATTACCTGCATTAGAATATTCTTGTTTAGGAATAAAAGGAACACCTTCACTATCAGTTAATAGACTAAACAAACGAGCTGTATTTTGAATATTTGTAGGAAACTCAAATCTATCATTATATCTTAAATTATATTCGATAGATCCAAGAGTTCCAGTAGCACTTTTTTTAAGACCAAATGACACACCCAAACCAGCCATATCAGTTTCACCTTGTCCAGATTGATTAAATGATGTAAGGACACGAGATACAAGACGATTAGCCATACCTACATTTCTTACAATATTCCTCATAGATACTTGACTAACCGAAGATACGGCGAGACGATAATCAGGGAAACTAAATGATAAATCCTTATTCTTTTCAGCATAATCACTCATTTCACTACCATCACCAAAATATAGATAATCTGCACAGAACTTCAATTCATTTCTATCAAGTAGGAAAGCTCCTCCTCCTGCACTTCCACCACTACTGAAATTACGATGATTAATAGATGGAGCAAGGGACAGCTCAATATTAATGGGTTCATGAAACATATATAATGGAAGTTGATGTTGTTTTAGAAATGGGAATAAATCACTTAAATCAATTTGATAAACTGGACTTTGAGCAATAGTAGAAGCACTTGTATTATCCATTACAGAAAAGGGTTGCATAAGAAGTCCTGCATCTCCACCAGTATATTCTCGACCATTACACAAACCATAAGTCCCAGCCAGATTGTTATTAGTTGATGCTCCGCCAGTTTCAGTATATAGGAACTCATGATCCATACAACGACCAGTTAAATATTGTTCCCTTTCCCTCTGCACTTCACCAGAGATAAGAGATGATTTAATTTGATGTAAATATGACCAATCACTAATTTCATTTAGGGTTTGATTACCAACTTTAAGAACAGCCTTTTTAATAACCTGTCCAATTCCAGTAGCAAGATTGACACCAGCACGAGCACTTGCAGGTGTTAGAGATACAAACAATTTAGAATTACTATGAAGAAATCCCTTATTTTGTAGAGTAAATCGAACAAAACCATCTACCGAAGAACTTGAAGGATCATTTAAAATTACAGGCTCTAATAGGTCAGTTTCAACTTTCATCATTCCAGTTGAACCAATTTCACCAAGTCTAATAAAGTCAGGAATACCACCCCCCTGTGAAACAGGAGAACTCATGGGTTTAGCTTCACTCATTTTATATTATATATAATATTTTATATATAACATAAATAAAAAAATAAATCTTAAATGT